ACAGAAATATACTGCACAGTTAAAATTACAGCAGGGATAGCTGGTCTTGGTATGCCTGTGTCAGCAGAATAATGTTCTAATCCGACTAATGTGCTAGATGTTGTGCCTGCAATTTCAACGTAGTCACCAGCAGCCATGTCAAGAAATGTATTTACAGTACCAATAACGTGTCCCCACACTGTAGCGTTTTTTCTTATTGGTATATCAAAGCGGCTTGCACTTCTTGGTACATCTACGCCATTTACTCTAAACCAAATATCAGCATACTGCACGGCATTGTCTTTGTTGACCAATTGCAAAGAAAATTGCACGTTATACATACCAGCGTTTCTAACGTAAATACGTGATGTGTTTACTGTGTCACGATATACGCCATTTGATTCTTCTGTTGTGTCATAAATAACTACGGCAGTAGCACCTACACTTGGTGCTGTTTGGTCTGTGTTATTCGTAAAGCATCCGTAAGGTGCTGAGTCATTTTGTGATGCTGATGAATCAGGTGTCAACAGAATGACAGATTCGTAGCCAATACGTTCGTTGTATAGCGTTGTAGACGTTGCATTGCCTGTGGCTAATGTAATCGTGCCTGTGTTATTGGTCTTGCCATCCATTATACCACGGACAACCTCGGCAACTTGCCGTTGGTCTGCGCCTTGTTGTGGTAGTGTGACAAATTGAACCATTATCTATTGCCCTGTGTTGCTGCTTCAATGTCCATGCTTACTGCTGCTGTCCAATCGCCTGTAGGTAATAGCTTGATGCGATGAAATCTGCCTGCCGAACGAACTGGACAACGACCATCAGCATTTTGTACGCTTGTTGCGCTGTAATTGATGTCATCGTTAAGACCTCTACGTGAGGCTATCTGTGCATCGCATGAACCTTGGTCTACTATTGGTTTAATTACGCCAACCATAGAGTTTTGTGATAACTCAATGTCACCTGTAGCAATTTCAGCGCCAGTATTGCCACCAGTAAAGGTAATTATACTATTACCACGTATGCCAGCCAATGTAGCTTTACCACCAACCCACACACGTGAGTCAAATGAAGTAGTAATTGTATCTACAGTACCAAATACGTCTAATGCGTCTAGCGTCAATGCAGGTGTTGTGGCTGTTGATAGGTAATCTGCGTCAGTAATAGCGTAAGACCAGCGTTTTACTTGCCAATTGTATATCAATAATGAACTATTTTGATTGTTATCACGGTATTCCCATATTACTAGTTTGCGTAATGGGTCAATAGTTGCACTCATTTGAGATAAAGCTGCTTGGTCTGCGTCATCTAAGAAGAATCGGTCTACTTTTTCAGCACCAATTGGTTCTAATGCTTGACCATTACATGAGTAAAAGCCATTATCAGATAAGAAGAATGTTGTACTACCATATTGTGCTACAGACCCAGGTTCAATACAACCTAAACCACGTGAAATAATGTCAAACTGGAAGAAGTATGGTGAACCTGAGTAAGTCATACGTGCAATGGCACGTTCCATCAACACTAAACCAAACTCACCACCAGTTAAGCCAGTAATGTTGCCACCGTCTGACATCTCTTGGAAGTCTGATTGGCTTGTAGGGCCTGATACCCAGTCTGTTTCATCGTTTAAGTCAGACCATTGCACTCTGCTTGGATTTGTACCAGAACCAATGTTAGCACATACAACAAAGTCACGAACAACCGTAACGAACTTAGCTATAGGTGCGCTTGCAGATAAGTCAGCAAATAAAGTAGATGATGTTAAGTTCCATGCTTGTAATACGTTTTCATTATTGGCTGCAATAACAATGTCACCAAACTGAGCAAATTCCCAGCCATCAGTTGATGTATAACTGCCTGCTTTAGATACGTCAGCCATCGCAGTAGTTAAGTCATTAAACTTAAATAGCTTAGTAGCACCGCCAGCAAATAACACCAATGTATTACCGTAAACGCCAGCAAATGAACTCAATAGAGGTTGTGATGCGGCAGAAGAATAAACTGCTGCTGATGGGAATGGGCCATAGCCCACTTGTTGTGGGACTACGTTAGTTGCAGTTGTCAAACTACCAGAGATACCTGGTTGGTCTGGTGTCCACTCGCCTAAGTTTATTCTTTGCATACTACCTCGCAGCTATTGTTATTGCTAATGGTGAACCTGCGTTCTCAGAACTGTCATCGCTTGCTGTTACTGCTGCAATAGCCCTGTCATACAATGCAGCCCATGTAGCTACACGTGCATCGTTCATTAAGTAGGGTTCTGCTTCAGCTAGTGCTGCGTATAGTAATGCGTCTGGGCAGTTTACTAGCCATACGTTAGATGTAACTGCATTACTCAATGCTGGTGGTTTAGCATAGTAAAGTATTTGCAATACATAAGCTGTATCAGGTATTGGTGAGAATACAAACTGTGCGCCTACTGTCGTGTAGAACTTAGGTAATGCAGTAATGTATGAATCTGTGTTCCTAAACAAGTTAGATGGTGACTCATACTTTAATGTGTAAACTGGCGAACCAATAATATGAATATCCCGTATAGACAAGAAGTCAGCAGGGATGGTTACGTTTGGTGAATCAGCCGTCATTGTGATTGTTGTGTATGTCAGCATTTGACGAATACGCAAGTCACGGTTTAACCTTGTTTCAGCTAGTGAAATGAAGTCCTGTATTTGGCTTGTTAAGTCGCTACGTGCAAGATAGTCTGCAACCGTAGATTGTAACTCTGCGTATGTTGTAAATGCCATTTATATTCTTCCTGGTCTGGTTCTAAATACTTGGTTATCAGGATTATTTAAAAATTCTTTAAATCGCTTGTGGTCTATAATCGTAAATCCACGAGTGATGCCTTTTTTCTCAAGGTCTTGAAATACTGTTAGCGGTATAGATGCAACCTTGTTACCTACTGCATCGTCACTCCACCTTGCCCTAGAATCTGTTTCATTGTATTGAGCCTTATTAAACTCAATGATTCCAGTAATGTCTTGCGTTTGTTTGACAATGACATCTGAGCCATTATCAAGAAATTCTGTTTTCTTACCATTTTCGTATAGTATGTTTGCCATTTATATTTCCAATAAAACTCCCCATGAGTCAACACAGGGAGTTTATTTTCTACTAGGTTAAGTCAGCAATGATACCGTGTGCTGCTTGGTTGTTTACTTGCAATGTATACTCAACTAAAAGTTGTGTATTGGTTGCATCACCTGTGATTGCCAATTCGTTAGTTTGGAATGGGCGTAGGTAAGCAACTGAAGCCATCTCTGTATCAATCAAGAAAGCGCAATCATCGTTGTCAGCGTTAGGAATGAAACGGTCTGGTACGATTTGGATGATACCAAAGTCAGACACATACACATCCGCAGCGTTGATGATTTGTGCTTGTTGATTAGAAGGAACATCACGGTAGCGAGTAGCGATACCAGTAAATGTTGATGCAACAACTTTTTGTGCTGGAGTTACGAACAACATTGTTGGTGAGCCACCGTTAGTAAATGCAGATTGCATTACTGTGTTCAATAGTGTTGCTGTGAACGCACGGTCAGTACCTGTTACACGAGCAGTAGTACCTAATGAACCAGCAACACCATCAGTACCGCCAGAGTAATTAGAACTTAACCATGCTTGTAAACCGCCCAATGTACGAGCAGTAGATGAACCGTTACCATCAGCAGCTACGTTGTTTGACAACAATGTTGCTTCCATGTCACGTTTTAGTTCGCTAGAGGCTTTAGCCAATTGATAGGCTTTCTCTGAACGACGGCCTGCTTTGTTTACAGTTTCCAAAGTACCAGATACAGCAATGGTTTTTTGTGAAATCTGTGCGCGGTTGCCTAAACGTACGGATGGAGTGATAGTTGCTGAAGTAGCAGCAGCACCCTCAATCGCAGCGTTAGTTGTTACAGCAGCAGCTAGTGTATCTGTTTGCCATTCGTGTAAACGAGCAGTAGCAGATGTTTTACCGATAGATGACATGAATGGAGTTTCTGTTGGGGCAATGTTATAGATAACATCCATTAAGTCTTCACGTTGGCCAATGGCCGTATAGGTTTGATAGGTTGGCATTTCTTATTCCTTTATAAAAATTTCTCAAATAATGCAGCAGCATCTTTAACTCTACCAGTTGATTTCAACTTGTTGAATTGGCGCTTCTGCGATTCTGTTGTACTTGTTTTATTAGTTGATGTACCTGACTTAATCATCTTAGGTGCAGATTGCACTTTCTTAGATACGCCTGGCTTAGATTCAACTAACTTCTGGTATTGCATTGCATCGTACAGAGCCTTAACAGTTCGTGCATCATAAACTGCACCAATCTCTGCGTCTGTGTACCCAATGCTTTTAGCATAGGCACGTAACTCTTGCCGCAATGTAGCACCTTTCTTTGCGTCTGAGTAATCAGGAATTAACTCTGTGACCTTTTCTGCTTCCGCAGCAACTTGTCTGCGTTGATGTTCGGACATTTCCGCTTGTTGCTGTTGGGCAATGCGTTGACGTTCGTACTCAATTGCGTTCATTTGCTTTTCACGCCTAGTCATATCAGCAACTTTAACAGCGTAGCCAATCGGGTCATTTTCCTGTAGATAATCTAAATCATCTTCCGGTTGTTGAGCCTGTAGCATTTGCTGCATTGCTTGTAATCGTTGTGCGTATTCGTTGCGTAGCTGTTTAGCCTCTTGTATAGCCGCAGCTTCAGTTTCTAACGCTTTGCGTTGTTCGCTTACTTGCTGTGACTTCTTGGTGTAATCTGCGCCTTGCTGTGCTAACTTAATAAGTTCACGTTGGGTTATCTCACGTTCCTCACCAGCCATCTTAATACGGTAAGTAGGTTCTGATTCCTGTTCCTCATCTTCGTCTTCACTATCAAGTTCTTCGGAGGCTTCTAGTTCTTCCTCGTCTGATTCGCCTTCCTCAATTTCGTCTGATTCTTGTTCAGCTTCATTTTGCCCTTCTGGGTTTTCCGCTTCTTCCATCATGTCAAAAAATTGGCTTGCTGCTTCTTGCACCGTGCCATTCCCAGTAGCTGGGGTCATGGTATTTTCCATTGTTTACTTCCTATATTCAGATACGCCCTGACTGCGTTTGGTAAAAAGTTACCAAATCTTCCATCGCTTATCACGAATTTCGCTTGATGCTGCGATTGATTCTATATGCGATTTAATCTCTTTCAATGTGGCGAGTTTTACATACGCTAACTCACGACCACTTATATCTTCTTCATTTGAGTTTGCAAACCGTGATAGTTGCAAGTCCTCTAGTTCTTGAAATACTGTCTTAAAAAACTCGTTTCCAAGTAACAACTGTGCTTCTTGTGTTCTGTTCATGTTATGCCGGTGTTATTGATGTTGGTGTAGGCATTGTAAGCGATGTTGGTCTAGCTTGTGCAGATGTACCTAATAAGCCCATTAATTCTGGTGGCACGTTTATGTTATTTAAGTAATCGTAACCTAAGTATTGACCAGCGCCTACGCCTTGACGATTAAACAAGTTGTTATAGTTCTGCACTAAATTTGGTACTTTGTTAGTTGGCATCATTACATTGTTTAGCAATGGTGCTGTATATACAGTATTGTCTGTTTTTGGCCCAGGAGTGACTGCTTTTACAATCTCTGGAACAACTGCACCGGCAGCTAAGATTGTGCCACCAACACCTAATGTATCAACAACAGATGAACCTGCATCTCTTAATGTATCCAGTAGTCCGTTATTACCAGTTGACGCAGCATTGGATGATGGTTGTACATAAGCGCCTGTATCAAAGTTTATTAAATTAACACCTTCACCTTGGAATGGTAAATTTGTTGCTGCATCTAAAACATTCCCTGCTGCATCTAAAATAAAGTTACCTGCTGCATCTTTGGCAAAGTTTATACCAGAGCCAGTAAACGGCATATTAGTAGCTAAATCTATATAGTTGCCGGCAGAATCAAGACCTAATCTAATACCTTGACCAGAGGCGCTAGTATTGTAAGTCATGTTTGGGCCTAAACCAGTTGTACCGGTAGTTCCATAATTAGTTAAACCTGTGTTAGCTGTATTGGCTGAATCAATAAAGCCGCCTTGTGCAACTGATGTATCACCAAAATTTATACTAGCTGGGCTTTCACCACCACCAACTAACCCACCACCGCCACCATCAACACCACTAGCTGAACCAGCAGCAGAGTTAGCAAAAGCAGCAGCATCTTGTGCAGCTTGAGTAAATGAATTAAAGTTACCAGAACTAACTTGACCTAATAAGTTATCATAGCCTCCAGCAGCTTGTGCGGCAGCTTGAACTTCACCAATAGTAAATCCACCAAGCGCACCTAATAGCCCACCTCTAATTACATTGCTACCTGATAAAGCAGCGCCAAGACCACCGGCTACTGCACCACTTACTGTATTACCTAATGAACTAGCAACTTGTACTCCATCAACTAAAGTAGATAAACCAGTTAATGGGCCTGTAGCAAAACCAGCACCAGCAGACATACCAGCAATAACCAATGCTTTGATTGGATTAAAGCCTTCTATGTGCGTGTAATCTGTGCTATCAATACCACCGTATGTGAATGTGCCATTTGGTTGTTGTATATAATTGCTTACGACTGATACATAGTTGCGTTTGGAGTTATCTGTAGATACTTCAGCAAACACTTTATTCATTATTGGATTGCCGTTTGCGTCTTTTAGGCCAGAATCAACTACTCTGCCTGTATCAAATAAAGGCTTTTGTGTGCCGTAACGGTCAGCACCACTAGCATCATAAACATAATGGTTGTCATTGGCATCAGTAACTACATTAGCTTTACCACCAATAACAACATCGTTATTTAAAACTAGACCTAATGCCCTAGCACTAGCTTTACTCATGCCAGTTGCATCTATAAAGCCACTTTGGTCACCACCTTTTGCAGCTACTGCTTCTGATACTGTGTAACCAGTAGTAACGCCATTAGCATCTTTAGTTGCAATAATTGAGCCATTATCTAATGCTTGATAAATAGCGTATTGATTTATGCCAGATGTTGTATTGCCACTACGTAAAAATGGTTGTGTGATACCTTTTAATAACTGAAACTCTGCTACAGCGTCTTTAGCTTGTTGAATTGCCTGTGATGCTGGTGCTGAATAAACTGGGTCATTGTAAGTAAGCAATGATGTAGGCGGTGTAGTTTGATTTGTAACACCATTTACTACATTGTTAACAAATGTGTTAGTTGCTGCGTCACGCACACCATACTGCAATCCAGGTTCATCAAGCAGACTTTTTAACTGAGTAGACTCTGTTGTGTTTATTGCCTTTTCTTCTCTAATAATTTTGTTAATATCTGTTGTTGATAAACCTTGGTCTTCTAATGAATCTCTTAACTCTGATATTTCAATTTTATTTGATGTGCGTAATGCTGTAGTTTGTACTCTTTCTGCTTTATTAACTTGAGTTGTTACGGCATTTACTGCACTTGAAATAGAAGTTAATGGTTTAGATAGTTTGCCGTCATAAGTACCAACAAAATACTGTACCTTACCATCTTCAGTAACAACTTTAGCAACTTCGCCAACAGCTAATTCGCCTGGCGCTGGTTTTTCATCTACAGTAATCGCAGTTAATTGTTTAATGTCATTTCTAATTGCATCGGCAGCAATTTGAGTAGGAGTCTTTTGACCAATAGACCACCCCATGCCAATAGGACCTGACCCATCAGGGTTGCCAATAATACTATTTGAGTTTGTGCCTATAACTGCCATACTATCCCCTCAACTGAGCCAATAGATTAGATAATTCAGCTTTAGCCATCTCAACATCTGTGATGTCATTTAGGCTTTGGCTTACCATCTCTAACTCTGCTACAACTTGTTTGCGTTCTTCTAATGATTGCTTACGGTCAGCCATTGCTTCGTCTTGCACAAGTTTAACGCGTTGCATCTCAATCTCTAGTGCTGCTTTTTCTTCGTACATTGACAACTCAGCTTGCTTCATGGCGATGTCAGCCATTGCTTGTTCACGGTCGCTTTGTAGTTTCTCTGATGCTAGTTGTATCTGCGCTTGTTGTTTAGCTTGTTCTGCTTGCATCTTAGCTTGCGCTGTCTGCGCTTGTAGTTGTGCTTTCATTTTCTCAACTTCAGCAAAGATAGCTGTTGGGTCTGATTGACCTTGTGCTGCCTGTGCTGCTTGTTGCTGGATGCCTTGTTCAACTTCAGGTGTAACCTCGTTCAAGAATGAAGTCGTGTCTTTAAAGCCAGCCATCTCAATCATGCGACCAAGTGTTTTACGGTATTGGGTAACGGAAACAAGTGGATTTGTTGGCCCATATTGCTGAATGATTTGTTCTTGCTTGGCAAGTATCATTTGAAGCATGGCTATTTGTTCTTGTCTATTACCGTTACCCAAACCTACGTTAATAGTTACGTTGTACTCTGTGTCCCATTCGCGTGGGTCAAACTGTACGTAGCTATTATGAATTCGTGCTGTCTGTACTGAATTTTGGTATTTGCACATCAAATGCAAGATACCTTTAAATAATGATTTAACACCTGTTTCAGCAAAGATACGTGCTATTAGTTCTAGCTTGCCTGTTGATTGCTGTGTCATGGCCGCTACTGCTGTGGCTGATACGTTCTGCAATACATTTGGGTCTAAGCCTTGTTGCATATCGCTAACGCCAGTACGTTTAGCTTGTACGCCATCCAAGTATTCCATCATAGGGAATGATTGTGAGGCTGTAGATTGAACCGTCATAGGCACGATAGCGCCAGGGTTCTTAATACGTACTACACCGCCAGCAGTTGATGTTAGCAAGTCATCTAGGTTTACCTGACCTTCTACTGCACCAACACGATAGTTGTTCGTTAGATACAAGTTGTCTAGCATTTGACGCATGATAGTAGACTTGATTAATTGCAAGTCCATCGTGCGGTCAGATAATGATTGACCAAAGAATTTGTGTGGGATTGGGAATGGGCATACAGAGTGGAAAGGCACATAGTCACAGTCTTCGTCATCCAAGATTGTGTTGTTTGCGTACATAACTCTGCGTAACTCAAGCAAGCCAGACTTGTTCATGTCTACTTTGATGTAGCACTCAAATATTTCAACTTCTTGCATTGCGTCATCTACGTCTACAATGTCCTGTGGTATCTCGCCTTGTGAGTAACGTGCCAATATCTCTGGACTGTATGTTAGGCGGTCACCTACTGGGATGTTCATTACAACGTCTTTGTCGTAACCCATAGCAATCAATTCACCACGGGCAATACGTTTACGGTGTGCTACAAACTGTGCGTCTTGGATAGACCTTGCACGTTTATCAATCAGGAATTCTTCAGGTGGTACGTTCTCTACAACAATCTTGGACTTGTCTTTAGTACGTTTAATTTTGACGTTGTGCGTAGTAACCATAGGCATACCTTCACGCATATCTGTCAATGTTTCTTGTTCTAGTATCTCAAACTCATCATTCATCATTAGCATGGTGAGTTCATCATCAGTCAAACCTTCGTAGGTTTCTTTCGTGATGTCTTTCTCGTCAGACCAGTAAGCCTTAACTACACCAACTTTCTGCATCAAGGCATCCTTGAACCAGTTGTGCATGATTAAGAAGCCATCATTCTGCTTGTAGAACACCCAGTTAGCTACGTCAGAAGCCTGGTCAGCGAACTCATCGCCACCATCTTTAGTAGCCTCAAAACGCACAGCGTCTTCGCTAGACGTGAAAACACGGATTAGTTGAGGTAATGCACCGTCTACTGCTTCAGCGACTTCCCCAGTAACTATTGATGACTTACCTTCTACCTCGTTGCCATAAGGCTTACGTAGGTAAAAGTCCATAGAGGTGGCACGGTCTTCAACGGTTTCTGTTTCCAAGTAACCGATGGAGTTGTCAATCTCTGTGGAGATAATCGTCTTTAGTTCTAATTCATCCATATTTACACTACCCATTTAGTATTTACGTTAAGTGGCTGAGTCCATGACGAATCAGGTTCGTTTAAGCCTACTGCTAAATATCTGAAAGCATCTGACCCATGTGACGCAAAGTCGTGTAATGGTGTGTCAAAGAACACGTTACGCTTTTCATCATACACTCGTCTATAGTTTCTTAGACAGTCAATGCCTTGCTTTGTTGTTTCTTTATTAAACCAGCATCTAGGTAATAAACGCCTAACTGATTGTATCCCATCTGCTACTGATAGTTTAGGTGCAATGATTATCTCAAGCCCTGATTCCATCAACATCTCTTTACGTGACCGACCAGTTCCTAGTTCTCTTACTTCAACGTCATGCGGCAATATGTGTGTGGCCTTGTGCCAGTTGTTATCACGTAGCCAGTTTACATACCACTCTAGCGATTGACTGTGATTCTCTACGTAGTCCACTAGCCTTACTTCTTTACCTACTGTCTGTGCTACCCAAATGGATGTGCTATCAGACATACCTAAATCCCAAGCGGTAAACGTATTGCTTAAGTCATCTCTAGGCACTACACCAACACGATTAGCTTCTTCAGCATCGTTCATTAGCTTGCCGTAGTAACTGCCTTCTACAGGTGAATCAAAGCTACACTCAAACTCTTGGATGTATTTGTCTTCGCCCATCTCGTTCTTGGCTGATGCTAACTCTTGTGCATCTAGTAAACCTGTTTGGCTTGCCTTAAACTCTAGCAGCTTCCAACCTTCTGCGGTTTCTGCCCTATCTCTAAACTCTTTAAAATGGTTGTTGCCTTTTGGTGTGCCTATAAATAAGCAGTAACCTTTTCTATCCGCTAAAGCTGGCCTGATAATCTCATTCCATATCTTTGGGTTCTGGTCACCAATCTCATCTAGCACTACGCCATCAAAATACTGGCCTCGTAAGCTGTCACCATTCTCACTACCATACAGGCTGATACGCCTTCCCATGAAGTCTACACGTAACTCTGCGATGTTTACTGTTGCACCTAATGGTCTTGTGAACTCTACTAAGTAATCAAACGCTACTCGCTTGGCTTGGCTATATGTCGGTGCTATGTAAGCATAACGTGGGTTAGCCTGTGTATTCTTTAACGCACTATGTATGAGTTGGTTAATAGCTGCTACTGTCTTACCCATCCTGCGATGCGCTACACATACTACAAACCTGTTATCTCGTACTGCCCTGTGTATCTGATTCTGTGGGTCACGTGGTTCGTAAGCAAGTTTAATCGTGGTCATTGATACCTGTTACTATATTAATGACTAAGTCCTTGCCTTCAGCACCGCTTAACTCTGTTTGTATCGGCAATATCTTTGCGTAAATGTTATAGAAGTTATTGGGATTATCTACTGCCCACACTTTCATGTGTTCAACACCGCCAATGCCTTCAAATACTGCGATTACATTATCTTTAACTGTAGCTGATATTTTGTTAGGTGTTCCTGGCTTTCTACCAGAACCTTCACGCTTACCGCCACGATTTGATATTTCGTCTACTTTTTCAAACTCTGTCATGTTTATGTGACTCCATAATGGGTGGTCACCCTGTTGTTAATGTTATTTACTCTTTTTCTTTGCTTTCTTTGGTTCTTTTTTTTCTTCTATGTTTAGTAGTCCTGATGATACTGGAATACCTACACCAACACCAGCCAGTATGTCATTTTCATTGCGCCTAAATGGGTCAAAAGCAGCAAAGCGAGAACGCACAATAGTTGGGTCTGTAAAAGCATAGCTTATCCCTTCACCTTCTTGCGCATTATTATACTTAACGCCATGATAATCATTTTGCGCTAAAATATCTCTCATTTGTTGGTCGTATCTTAAATCCCATTCTTTTGGAGATGTTTCTCCTAAAGGGTCAGCCATTATTTTTTTTGTATGACCTTTTGACACTAATCCTTTTTTCTCAAGCTGAGGAGAAAATGAATCTGCATGAAATGTGCCTTCATCATTTACTTTAAGCATATTTGCATATTTACTTTTCATTAAAGGCATTATATTCCCACCTTCTTCATGAGGCATAAATACATTTCCTCTATGATTGGCTTGTTTAATTGTGCCTGTATGAAAACCTAAATCTGATTTAGATGGGTCTATTTTATTGCTGTCCCATCCTTGTCTAGCATAATGATACATTTCTTTTGATGGCTGAGTTTCAAATCCCATTGCCCTTGCTCTTTGCATAGCAGTATTATTTGGTGAAAGATTTAATCCACCTTCACTATATGGCAATGCTGCGTTCTTTTGTGCCGTTAGCTGCCTTATTTCAAACTCTGTTATTGGCATTTTAATATCTGGTGCTATCATACCAAGCACGCCAGTACCTTCATAACCTTGTCGTAATGCTTCTTTTCCTAAAGACTTGGCAGCTTGCCCT